TCGACGCCCGTGCTGAGGGTGTCACCGTGGACGTCCAACTCTTCGCTGGCGGTCAACCCGTCGGTGGCTGGGGTGTGTGATGGGCGAACAACTCAGCTTTTTCGAGCCTACCGGCCTTGAGGTTATCCACCTCGCCATGAAGCTACAGCGCCAGTCCGAGCAAGAGCACCATCTCGCTTTGACTCTGTACCAACGGGGGCTCAACGGCGCCGCCAAGGTTATTGAGCGGTGCGCTGAGGGCACGGAGCAACAGGCGGCAAGCATGTTCATGCTGGCCGAATTCGAAGCCCTCGGGGGTGTGTCGTGACGGATTTCCTCATCGAAGCAACCAAGGCCACCGATATGGCCTTTTTTTGCACCGCAGCATGGGAAGGCGGGTTCTGGATCGGCTTCCCCACTGGCATGGGCATCTGCATGTCCATCGCACTCGCGGTTCGCATCATCAGGGGCAGGGCATGACTATGACCGGTATGTTCATCGGCCCGATGGGCATCTGGCATCGCCAGTACTCCTTCACCATGCGCGGCACCGACAGCGTACAGCTGTGGCTTCGTCTTTCTGCGGAGCGTCGCGCATGAGCGGGTCAGGGCTTGTCCCCAGTATCAACAACGGGAAACCGGGTTTCGTTCCTCCCTTCGGTGGAGCGGAAACGGTTGAAGTGGACAAGCTTCAGTCCCGGTGCACCCGGCTCCGTAAGAACCTGGGTGTCGGAGCGAAGCTGCTGTCCAACGCAGGGCCTCGCCAGCCGTGGATGCTGACCTTCACCTATGCCGATGCAACGGCGTGGAAGCCTGACCACGTTAAGGAAGCCGTCCGCCATCTGCGCCAGTGGGCCAACCGTCGCGGGTTTGCTCTCCGGTACCTGTGGGTCATGGAGACAGCAGACCGTAAGAGCGGCGATCAGGTCGGGATGTGGGCACCCCACTACCACTTGGTCGTTTGGCTCCCACACGGCGTTTCCTGCCCTCCAATGGACGCAATGGGCTGGTGGCCTCATGGCCTCACGAACACGGTCAAGGCAAAAGCGCCAGTCAGGTACGTGATGAAGTACGCGAGCAAGTTCGAAAACGGCAGTCACTTTCCGAGAGGAGCACGCATTTATGGCTTGGGTGGACTTAGCGACATGGACCGTCGTTGTCGCCGGTGGGTTAACTGGCCTTCGTTTGTGCAAGGCAATGCTTCTGTCTGCTGCAACTGGCGTCGAGCAACAGGCGGCGGCTGGGTTGATGGAAGCACTGGCGAGATATGGCCCAGCGAGTGGGGCATCGTCTCAATCTCTCCAACGTGCACGCGCCTTGTGCGCCTGCGCACTCATCCCCGACGTCTCGAAGCGTCCGGGCCGTTTTCATGGGTGAACCAATGAAGCTTTACCTCGCAGTGGTGGTGTCGTTCCTGTTCCTGGCGGGCTGCGGCGTGTTGCTGGCTGAAAAGCCCATGCCCATTGGTGATCAGGTGTGGCGCGACACCAAGCGGATCGGTTACTGATGGACTGGAACAACACCAACCAACTGCTTCAGGCGTTGATCGTCCTGGCGCTCTGCTTCGCCTTCTTCATGGGCTACCGAGCGGGGGACAAGCTGTGATTGACGCGCTGTTTATCGCTCAAGTTGTCGCGGGTGCCTTCGGCTCCTGGGCGCTCGGTTTCGGGATCGGCAAGGCAGTCGCATGGGTGCGACAGCTCGGCTATTCCGTGTAAGGGTCGGCGTATTGCCGCAACGCTGCCTCGGCGGTTTCCGGGGTGTTTCTGAAAGGCAAATCATGTCCAAGTTCTCCATCATTCTCCGCAGCCGTGTCGCCCAAGCTGGCGCTCTGCTGGCCGTGTCGGCTCCGGTGTTCGCACAGTCGTCCGACCCGTTCACCACGGCGATGACCGATATCACCACCCGCGTCGGCACCTACGGCGCCGCCCTTGTCGGCTTGTCGGCCGTCGCCGTCGTGTTCTACGTGGCGATGAAGTTCGTGAAGAAGATCCCGAAGGCCGCGTGATCGAAGGGGCCAGCAAAATGCAACGCTTCATCGTGGGGCTACTGCTGGCCCTTTCCTCCTTGGGCGCCTATGCCCAAGCTATCGAAGAGTACCGCGCGAAAAATGGCGTGTGGACTCAAATCGTTTCCGGATGGCACCGCACACGCGAGGCCGCGGCGGCGGAACTCATGGGCCTACTCGACGGATACGCCGCGACGTTGACCGTTACCTGCATACAGAACCAACGTTCTGGGACTCGCATCTATGGACACGCTGTGTCCGGCTACCACACGACGGGCGGTTACCCTACGCAGTTTGGCCGGCTCAATGACACGACGTCTAGCACACAGAACTGTAATCTTCTGACGCGGACGCAAGGCCCTTACTCGATCTCCTATGACACGCGTGAGGCGTCGTGTCCGGTCGGGTATTTCTTCGAGCGCACGTTTTTTTCATCGTGGGCCAGATCGTCAACCCCCAATGCCTCCGATTTGTTCGGAGAGGTCCCGCTACCCTTCAACTACTGCGATGGGTCATGTCAAGCGACCATGGATGACGTCATCGTTTGTGAACGTGACACCTCCCCTTCCCCCGCTGGAAATTATGAAGTCACCTGTACCTACAGATACCGAACGACGGGCGCGGTATGTACTACGCCCACGCAGGACCCTCAGCCGTCCCCTGAGCCCCCACCTCCTGACCCCGGTGAAGGTGATCCTGGCGGCGATCCTGGGGGTGGTGATCCTGGAGGTGGCGACCCCGGGGACGGTGGCCCGGACCCTGATGGCGATCCGACCTGCGGCGGTACCGATCAGCCTGCCTGTGAGCCCGGCGAGGGCGACGGAACCGGTGGAGACGGCGGAACGGACAACGGTGGCGGAACAGGCGGCGGCGATCCGGGCGAGGGAGAAAATCCTGAACCTACGTGCGGAAGCGGAACGCTCCCCCCCTGCACCGTCAAGGTAGACGAAACCGGCACCCCAACGTCGACCGGCATCCTTGGTACCGGTCCCGGCTCTGTGGATCAACAGGCACAGACCGGCATTGATGGCCTTCGCGCTAAGGCGGACGAGATTCTCGAATCGAATCACGCGCCGACCTGGACCTGGACTTTCCAGCTTCCCACCGGCTGTACGCCGTACAACATGCCGGCGTTCAATCTGTCGATTGACATGTGCCAGTACCAGCCAATGATCCATTCGATCATGTCCATTCTCTGGCTCATGGCGACGGTTGCCGCTCTCGTCGGGATGTTCTTTAAAGCGAGTGAATAGCCATGCCCTTACTTGCCGCGTTCCTCTCCACGCTGTTTCAGGCCGTTGCAGCGTTCATGCTCAAGATGTTCCTGGCGAAGTTGTCACTTCGCATCGTGGGCTATGGGCTGCTCATCGCACTTTCGGGGGCCATGGTCGCCGGCTTCAATGGCTTTATCGCCCCCCTAGTCGGCCAGATGTTCAACACTCAGTACGGCCAGTTCCTGGGCCTTGCGTTCCCACCGGTCGCAGGAACCTGTATTGCCACTCTCGTCGCGGCTATGGGCTTCGTCTATGCCTACCGGCTTAAACTTCGTCTCGTCACTCAGACCACGGGGGTCTAATGGCCGTCTATTCTGTTGAAGGCAAGCTGGGCACCGGCAAGACCAAGTTCTGTGTTTGGATGGCCCAGCAAGCCATTGGCGAGGGCCGCAGGGTGGCCTCCAATGTCGATCTAAGGACAGACCTCCTTTGGCCGTTCCGCAAGACCTCCTATGTCCGTCTGCCGGACAAGCCGACCGCTTATGACCTGGAGGCTATGGGCCATGGCAACCCTGAGTCATACGACGAGGACCGAAACGGCTTGCTGATCCTCGACGAGCTAGGGTCCTGGCTCAACGCGCGTTCTTTTCAAGACAAAAGCAGGGCGCCGCTTCTCGAGTGGCTCATCCATGCCAGAAAGCTAGGGTGGGACGTGTTCCTCATCGTCCAAGACGCCGCCATGATCGACAAACAGGTGCGCGAGGCGCTTATTGAGTACCAAGTCCGATGCTTGCGGCTCGATAAGGTCAGAATCCCTGTGGTAGGTCGCTGGCTCTCTCTGTTCAACAAGAAATGGGGTTACCTGCCGCGTATGCACCTTGCGACGGCACGCGTCGGGTATGGCACCGGTCAGATCGTTGCGGAGCGGTGGACCTACAAGGGCACCGATCTACATGCCGCCTACGACACTCGGCAAGTGTTCCGGAGTGACTATCCTCACGGTGCCCATTCTGTCCTGCCACCTTGGGACTTCGAGCCCAAGCGGTTACCCCTTGAAGAGTTGAAGCATCGCCTGGCGTCTCTGGTGGCTACCAGGGCCGTCCCCGCCCTGGCGCCTGCTCCCAAGCTGGCCGCCATCGCGCTGATTGCCTCGCTCCCTGACGCCGCCCAACGTGAACGCCTGGCGAAGCGTTATCTTGCTGCGCTCGAGGCTAATGCGGCAGTTCGCACCGCTCCAGCGGGGTGAACCTGCCGCCGATCATTGATCGCGGGAAAACACGGTGGACCTCTCGGGTCTATGTCGCGCTCTCCGACCGTGCCATCCATCGGCCAACGGACAAACGTGGGTCAGGCCGCTGCACCGGGCCAGCCCATCAAACCCACAGGTTCACGTGCGTAGCATCAGCGAACCACAACAGCAGGCCGCGTGCTTGACAAACATCAGGCGCAACTTGCGCAGGGCTTCCACGATGTATAGAGCGTTAACCCCTGCGTAAGCGCTCGATGGCGCCAGCGTCCCCAAGCTGACGCAAAGCAGCAACAGAGCCACCGCGCCACCGGCTCGGACCCCCCCCAAGATTGCCCGCGCTCGGCTCCCTTCTGGAAGCCTTTCGGCCATCACACGCGCTAGCGCTTCGCGTGCGTCTTCGCCTGCAATCTCGGCCAGAACCGGCACCCATTCAAGAGGCACCGTGCGTTTGCCGGTCCTTATGTTGCTCATGTTTGAGCTAGGCCATCCGTTCGCCTTGCACAGCTTGTAATCTGACCCGCAGATTCGTGAAGCTTTGTCAAGTAGGGTAATCCCGTATTCCATAGCTATCCCCAAGATAGTTACGCTCCGTATCGCTATCACGTTGATAGTTACTTTGGAGCCACCAAATGATCACGGTCGAAATTCACTCTGCAGAACTGCAGACCATCCCCTACGTCAACAAGCGCAACCAGCCTGCGAAGTTGTACAAGCAGGAAGCATACGTCCACCTCGTGGACCGTCAAGGCAAGAAAAAGCCTTACCCCGAAAAGACCTCGATCTCGGTCCCTATCGACAACCAAGGCAACCCCGTTGCCTACGCTGCCGGGACCTACATCCTGCACCCCGCATCGTTCTACCTCGACCGGTTCGGCGGGCTCTCGGTGGCTCCGGTCCTGCACGCCGCCAAGGCCTGATGCGGGGTGCACCATGTCCGAATTCATCCCTCCGGATGACTCGGCGACTCTCGCCCGCATGGAGCTACTCGGCTCCATCGCCCGCGCCTGTCGTCTTGCCCTCCAAGAATTCGAGGTTGCCGACTCGGTAAGCCTCCAGATCGACGCCCGTGCTGAGGGTGTCACCGTGGACGTCCAACTCTTCGCTGGCGGTCAACCCGTCGGTGGCTGGGGTGTGTGATGGGCGAACAACTCAGCTTTTTCGAGCCTACCGGCCTTGAG